AGCTCAGATCAGCCGACGGACGCAGGCTGTCGCCTGCTTCTTCTCAGCTCACCGGCCTGCCAAGATTTGCTGGCTTGGTTGCGGAGAGGGCAGGGGCCGCTGTGGGAAGTGGCCCATGACGTAAGCCCGGAATACCGCGAGCACATGGCCAGCCACAGAAAGGCACATCGCATTAACCGCAAGACCGGAAAGGACGTTTATGAGTGGATCCGAGTAAAGGGCAGGCAAGACCACTTATACGATTGCGAAACTTACCTGGCTGGATTTGCGGTGTGGGGGAAGGTGATTCAGGCCGAGGCCGCGATGGCCCAGGAGGCGAAGGTATGATTGACACGATGGGAACGGAGTCGTGGATCGTGCTCTCCTTTTTTCCCTTTGGATTCAGAGCAGCAAAAACGCAACCGCGTTGCTGCTGGCCTTGGAGTCTATTGCCGCTGGGCAGGCAACCGTTTTTCAAAACGGAGGCCGGACAATGATTAACGCAAGCGTGGCTGGCAAATCGTTCAGCTACCAAGTCACCGCCGGGATCACGCCCGTTGAGGTAGCAAAAGCAGCCTTAGACGGCTGGCGTTTGATCCAAGGCAAGAACGATGCTGAAGTGGCGGCAATCTTTACAGGCGACCAGAGCCTCGTCACCTACCCACGGTTTAAGGAAACCACCTACTAAAATGGACATCGTCGGCAAAGTGATTTCTAGCTGGTCGCGCATGGTTAATGCCGCCCGGCACGATCCACGCAAACGCCGTTGGGTAGATGCCCAACTGGCCGACACAAAGCTGGATGTCAGCTCCGCATCTCGGCAATCGATCGCCGCACTATCCCGCTGGCTTTGTTACAATAGTGCTATCGTTCGCGGGGCGATTGATACGATGACGCGGAACGCAATCGGCGCCGGGATCAAATGCCAGGCACGCACAAAGGACGAGGGCTGGAACAAGGCGACCGAGGAGTGGTTGGCGATGTGGGAAGGATCTTGCGACGTTCGCGGGATTCTCACTTACCAAGCGATGCAGCAAGTGGCCACCCGCACTATGCTACGGGATAATGAAATTTTCATACTTTTGACTGATAACGGCGACGGCTGGCCGATGTTGCAGATGGTGGAAGGGCATCGCTGCGAAACTCCATCCTATGTGAAGGACGACGCCAAAATTTTCGACGGCGTTCGGATGAACAAGTTCGGCCGCCCATTGAGCTACTACATCCGCACCGGCATAAACGGCGACACGTTCACAGAGGTGCAGGCCGCCGATCTGATTTTGTTGGCAGAACGGGACAGGGCAGACGAAGTGCGGTCGTTGTCCAAGCTGGCATCGTGCATCAATCTGCTACTGGATCGGGACGAGATTCTGGACTACGAGATGCTGGCTTGTAAGCGGGCAGGGCAGATCGGTATGGCAATCGAATCGACGACTAACTCTGGCCCCGGATTCTTTAACCCGACAGAGACTGATTCAACAAACCTAACGACCGACAACCTTTTCGGTGGTGGTGCCCTGGTCAACGTGCCGATGGGCAAGACGCTGCGAGAGATTAAAAACGATCGGCCCAGCCAAAACTTACAGCAGCACATGGATCAGTACATCCGGGCAGTGGCGTCTGGGCTTGGCGTACCCTACGCCTACATCTGGTCACCTAACGAACTTACCGGCCCCAGCCAGCGGTTCGTTCTCGCCCAGGCGCAACGCCGATTCGATGAGATTTCCGACGCGGTGATCGAGCAGATGCTGAAACGGGTTCGCAAGTGGGCACTGGCCAAGGCGATTAAACGTGGCGATCTGACTCCGCCCAGGGGGATGGCGATGTGGTGGGAAGCGGTCTACCACACCCCAGCCCGCACCACGATCGACGCCGGCCGGGACAGCGCCGCCGATCGGGAAGATCTAAAAATGGGAATTAAGACCCTAGCTGATATTAGCGCAGAGCGCGGATCGGATTGGCAGGAGATCGTAAATCAGAAGATCGCCGAACAAATCTACATTAAGCAAAAGGCGCAGGAAGCTGGGCTGACCATGGCAGACGTGCAGATCACTGGCGCACCCGCTGCTCCTACTGAACCCGTGGCCGCTACGCCACCGGCCGCACCGTTGCCAGAAGATACGACCGTCCAGCCCCAACTTGAGGAGGCGATTCAGCCAGTAAAGGCATCGATTCCATCCACAGAAACTTTCACAATGCGTGACGAACCAGATTTCAACCTTACCCCAAAAGAGATGAATATGGTGGTAAAGGCGATCGGGATCGGGGCAAAGCCTAAAACAAAGAAGAAAAAATAGTTGATTAAGCCTGCCGAGTAAGGGCAGGCTTGGCGCATGGAAGGCGTAGGGCAACTAGGGGCGATTATTTTGGTTGTCGCTATAATAGTTTTGGCAATTCTAATTATTCTTTTGCCTGTGTTTGTTTTTCAAATATCAAACTCATCCCTACGCAGCGAGGCACTACTGAAAAAGGCCGTAGCAGAACTAGAAAAGATTAACGCTCACCTCACTCCGCCACCTCCGCACGAGTAATTTGACACGCCATGCGCGGGCATGGCTCAAAAACAATTTAAGGGAATTTCCGTCATCACCGCTGGCCCTGCTTTGGGTCACGGGATGGTCATCGACGCAGACACTCTGGAACAAGTCGTCCGGGCTGGGAATGATCTCGGCCAAGTAAAGGTACTCTCCGACCACAGCTCTAGCGTTTCTAACATCATCGGATACCTAGAAAACTTTACCTTAGACGGCGGTCGCGTCCGCGCCGATCTTACCTTATTTGAAAGCCATGAAGGCTTTGCCTACTTCAGCGAACTAATCGGCACGCTGCCTGGGCAGATTGGATTCTCCATTAGTTTCAGTGGCGTGCCCAGGATGGCAGAGGACGGCACCCAACTGGCTGACGTCAGCACGCTCTATTCCGTCGATCTCGTGACTACCCCCGCAGCTAATCCGACAGGCGTTTACTCTGCACGGGTTGACACACGCAAATCGCTTAATATGGATACAACCGTAAAAGAATCAGCGCCGGTGATCGAAGCCGCGCCCGAAGCACCGGCGGCCCCGGCGTTTAATGCCGAGCAGGCCATCGCCGCTCTCTCCGCCCGCATCGACGAACTCGTCGGCAAATTTGCCGCCAAGTTTGAAGCGGCAGTTGAGGAAGCACCCGTTGCGACTGAAGCTCCCGCTGTTGAAGAAGCTCCCGCAGTTGTGGAAGCACCTGCCCCTGAAGCCAGCGCCAATCTGGAATCTAACGACAAGATCGTCGCTCTCGAAACCAAGCTCGCTCGCCTCACTGTCGAGCTGGAAGCCAGCAAAGGCACCCAGCCCGTTGAGATCAGCGAATCCAAACCCCTTTCTCGTAATGAACTTCTTGCGAAGTTTAACGCAGAAAAAGATCCCCGTCGTGCGGCGGAGATTTTCAACCAAATCAAGCTCGCACGATAACTAAGAAAGAAGGATAGAACTATGGCAAATAGCCTCGCAACAACGAGCAACGGCAAAGTCGTAGCACAACGTGCTCTCGAATTGCTGGTTGAAAACTACTCATGGATCGCTTCCGGCGTTTCCGATTTCTCGGACGCTACCGCCCGCAAGGGTGACGCGATCATAACCCACACCGTCTCGATCCAGTCTGCCTCGGATTATTCCAGCACGGCCGGATACGTGGCTGGCGATGCAACTCAGACGGATGTCGCCGTGACCCTCTCAAATTTCAAACACGTCTCGTACGCTTTGAATGATGACGAGCGCACCAGCTCCTCGATCAACTTGGTCGAGCGCTTTGCAGCGCAAGCGGCCCACGCTCTCGGAAAGAGCATGGTTGATACCGTTCTCGCGTTGGTAACCAACAGCAACTACACCACGACCGCAACCATCGCGGCCGGTGCAGTGACCTTTGGTTCCATCGTCGACATCGCGGCTCAACTCAACAGCGCAAAGGCACCTATGGGTGGACGGTTCGCCGTTCTCAGCCCTACCAACTACGCCAATCTTTCCAAAGATTCCGTAGTGGTGGCGAATGCCCAGCGCTCCACCGACCTCGTCGGCGGCGCCAGCCTTGGCGAAATTCACGGCGTGAACGTATTTAACTACGCTTCGCTGCCCTCTGCGGTATCCAAAGGATTCATCGCCCAACAGGAAGCGATCATCGTGGCGGCTCGTCTGCCCGAGATTCCTAATGTTGAGTTCAGCGGCACCGTTGCCAACGTGACGGAAGCCAAGAGCGGTCTGTCGCTCCAGGTTCGCGAGAGCTACTCGCTCGTGACCGGCAGCGTGCAGCGCACCTATTGCCTCATCTACGGTGCGGCAAAGGGATCGGCCGGTTCGCTCGTTCGGATCGTGTAAGTTACAGAATCATTCGGGTTGCCCGGACGCATCGGGGGGTGCGTCCGGGCTTTCCCACTAAAAAAATATGAAAAACCCCCTAGTGTCTCTTGCTTTAATCGTCGGCCCCGCCGAGGGCGACATTCTTAAACGCCTTATTCAATCCGCCCGTGGCCTATGGGACGAGGTCGTCGTCGTGGCGGCAGTAGGTAAAAATGAGGCGCACAGTGTGCGTATTTGCGCCCAGGAGGCCGCTGGCGAGGCTTTAGTCTGGGGGGAATACCAGAACAGCCCAGAACATAGGGACTGGCCTCATATTGATAATTTTGCCGCCGCCCGTAATCAGGCGTTTAACTTGGCAAAAGGGAAATACGTCATCTGGGCAGATTGCGATGACTTGTTTGACGGCGACCAGGCTAAGATCCACCGGCACGTTATTGAGGAACGGGAAAAGGCCGACAAAGGCTGGGACATCCTAGTCACCCGGTACGATGTGCAAAATAGTGGAATGCGGCAAAACCGCAGAGAGAGGATATTCCGCCGGCAGGCCGATGGGTTCCTGCCAGCCGTGTGGGAGCGATCGATCCACGAACGGGTGAAGCCTATTCCAAACATGGAAGTCGGATTGGCCGACGGCCTAGTCATCGTTCACGCACCCAACAACTGCAAAAAGAACTCTAGCGATCGTAATAAGCGAATCCTAAACAGCGTCTTAGAAGGTGCTGGGATGAACTGGTACTACATCGGGATGGAGTCGTTTCTGCGGAACGACTACCAGACTGCAATCGGGCCAGTGCTACTTGCGTTGGAGCATTCAGATCTTGGATTTACGGAACGCTACCAGCTCCTGTGCATGGCTGGGATAATGTGTGCAGATCCAGCCAAACGCAGGAAATATCTGGGCGAGGCCGTGATGATCCAGCCCACACGCCGTGAGGCTTACGGCCACTACGCAACGCAACTGATGGACGATGGCAATTATCACGAGGCAGTGCGACTGCTTCAAATGATTATGACCCTCACGCCGCCAGCCGGAGTCATCTGGAATCTGGATGCCAAGTGGTACGGCCACATGCCGAACTTCTTGCTGGAACAATCCCTGCGGGTAGTAGGCCAAACCGCCGACGCAGATCGATGCCTCAAAGAAGCATTCCG